TAATCCGTGTGTCCCTGGTTCGAGCCCAGGTCGGGGAGCCACCTCTCCGCAGCATATCCCTTGCAGGCCCCCTCTTCAGTCGCAGGTCAATGTAACGCGCCGCGCCATTTGGCACTGATTTACGCTTCATTTGGCACTGCGGTTTCAGGCATATTAATGGCCCGGACGGCCCTGTGCTCAACTTCCGGCGCACAGGGGTTTTCTTCCTCCAGCTTATAGCCGTCTCGCTGGCCGTCGTCATTGCGGCCGGCTGCTGCGCTTTGGTCATTCGAAGGGGTTTTCCCGCAGCCCACCCCAAACCACACCCTAGCCGTACTGCACCGCTCTCTCACGGGTATTCTCTGCACCCTACTCGGCCTTCGTGAAGTCCAGGACGCCCATGAGGCTTTCGGGCTTGCTGACCTAGTGGTGCTTGCCGCCGACGGTGGGCGGCACGCCGAACTGGACGGAATTGAAGTGGTCGCCGATCAGAGGAGGAGATGGGTAGAGCTATAGCCGAGAATACGGCCCGAGATTAAGAGCAGTAGGGCGATCGCGAACATCCCCCACATAGCCTTCCGCCAACAGCTTGATAGCCCATTGAAGGTCTCCTCCGTATGCTTGGATACGAACCCGCCGGCGTCTCTCAACGCCAGGAACCCGACTGCGATTAAAAGCAGCCATGCAATAACGTGAATAGTGTTCACGAGTGATGCGTTGGCTTTTGGCACCATCGCGAACTGAATTGAGAAGGACAGAATTGCAAAAACCAGTCCGGCAAAGAAGAGTCTGAAACGGGCAATGCTGGCCAACATCCACTCGTAATGAATCCTGTCCCTATTGAGGCGGTCGTCCCTCAAAGCCGCCAAAGGATCATTGTTCGGCATCACACGCCACCGTCAGGTTGGAAGTTCAGCGCGTCGGGTGAAGCGGATGGCCACCGCCAAACTAGGCAGCCCAGCCACAGACCCACTCATCGTGAATGCGTCATATTCTGGCCTACCTTCGAGATTGAAGCGGATACGTTTAGCCGGGCCAAAGATGGAATGCCCAGGCCCAGCGTAATGATCGATCGTAACGTCCGCTTCCACCTTCCCAAGCGGGTCTATTTTATACGTGCCGATGTAGGTGTATTGATTGTCCCCTCCCAACACCCGCCCGGTCTCAAGAACAACCACTCCAGCCCCGAAGTCCTGGGCATTTGACACGAACTCGACCGACCAAAGAGCCTCAATCATCTCTCTCTCCCAAGCTGTTGCGCATGACAGGACGATGGTAGCACCGCCTATCGGTGCCTCAAAGCCTTCATCCGCTCCGCCGCCACCCCGAAGTAGTGCCCGCTGATCTCGATCCCGGTGAAGCGTTTGCCCTGGGACAGGGCTGCCACGCCGGTGGTGCCCGAGCCCATGAAGGGGTCGAGGATGTGGCCGCCGGCGGCGGCTACCAGGTCGGCCATGAGGGCTTCGGGCTTGCCTACCTGGTGGAACTTGCCGCCGGCGGTGGGTGGGACGCGGAACAGGCCGGGGTTGTAGCGCTCGCCCGTCAGGCTGCCCTTGGAACCCCAGACGATGTACTCGCACTGGCTGCGGAAGCCGCCCTTGTAGGGGCGGGCGCCGCCGGTCTTGTCCCAGACGGCGATGCCGCGCCAGATAAAGCCGGCGGCCTGCAGGGCGTCGGTGGTGACCGGGAGCTGTCGCCAGTCCGAGAAGACGGCGATCAGCCCGCCGTCGGCCATCCTGGCGTGGCACAGGGCCATCCAGAGGGCGCTCCAGTGCAGGTAGGAGCGCTGGTCCTTGGTGTCGCCCAGGAAGTCCGGGTATTTCGTCTGGCCGGAGTTGAGGTACTTGGCGCCGGTTGATCGCGCCCGGTCGCCTTTCGACTGCCCGCCGGAGCTGTAGGGCGGATCGGTGATCACGGCGCCAAAGGGGCCGGCCAGGGTCGGCAGCACCGCCAGGGCGTCGCCCCGGTACAGATCGGCGCCGCCGACCGTTAAATGATCCGAATTGTTAAGGAGCTTTTTTCGAGTTGCCATCGGGCGTTTCCTTTCGGAGTGACGCTCGACGGCGCTCGGGTGAGAGGCTCTTGGCCTTCATCACGTTCAGCACCCCACACCTGGGGCACTTGATGGCCAGGCGGCGGTAGTCCGCCTCGGCCAGTTTCCTGTTGCAGTTACCGCATCTGATCTCTTCCAATTCCCTCTACCCTGGCGTGGTAGGCTTTGGCCCGCCGTGTACACGGTGGCGGCGCCTTGGCCCGACGCAGGCTCGTTCTGCCGAAGGCGGCCGGGCGGGGTGTTACCGCACCCTGTCCGGTCGCGCCGTTTCTTTTCATACCTGGTACGTCACGCTCGCCACGGGGGCGGGTTCGGCCCAGCCGTCGGTCACGGACACCCTGCCGCCCTTTGCCATCGATCCGGCCGGGCGGGCGAGCACTGCCCCGCGCGCGGTGGCCACCACCACGAGCGCGCCCTGGAATCCGGTCACGACGCCCGTCAGCGTGCCCTTGTTCGTCAGCAGCCCGGTCAGCTCGTTGAGCGGCAGGCTCACAGCGGCACCTCGATGTCGATCTTGTGCTCGATCTCGGCGCCGCGCCGGATGATGGATATCCCGGTCACCTTGCCGCGATAGGGCGCGGCGTGCGCCGGGTCGCTGGCTTCGACGAGCTGGCCGAGACGGACGCCGGCGCGGTGCCTGATCGCCAGCTCGACGCGGTTCAGCTCGTGCGCGTTGGCGTCCATCTCGGCGCGGCCGCGATGGATCAGGGCGTCATCGGCGAGCAGCGGCTCGACGATGGGTGTGCCGCTGCGGTCGCCGGCGCCGCGATAGACTTCGATGATCACGCCGCCACCCCCTTGATGAGGACGAGGATCGGGAAATCGGTCTGGCCGTTGATGCTGGCCGGGGAATCGAGTTTGTACACGTCGGCCGACACGTTGTAGGTGACGCGCGCGATCGCCACGCCGCTGGCCGGCGCCTCGACGGTCATCTTGTCGGCCTGCACGGTGAGCGCGCCCAGGTTGGTGCCGAACCATTCGACCGACGACAGGGCGGCGCCGGCGACCGGCCTGGACAGCGTCGCCGTGCGCTCGTCCTCGAAATTCAGTTCCTCGGTGACCGTGACGGTGACCGGCGCCTGGGCGGCGATGGTGCCGGCGCTGGCTTCGGCAGAGACGATCGAGACGTTGGCGGTGCGGTAGGCCAGGATGTAGACCGGCTGACCGGGCGTGAAGCTGGTCTGGCCGCCGTTGAGGCCGCCCTCGCGGCTATCCACCTCGGCCGACAGGTGCCCCGCCGCACCGCCGCCGGCGGCCACGCCGAAGTGCACGACGATGGTGGCGCTATCTGACATAGCTCGGCATCAGGCGTCCATGAGCACGAACTGCACCTGCTCGTCGGCGTCGAGGCCGACCTGCCAGTCTGTCGACTGCACCGTATAGGTGATGTCGAGCAGGCTGTAGCCGTCGGTCGCCGCCGTGAGTTCTGTGCCGCTTGCGGTGACCTCGCCGAGGTCGACGGCCTGCCACGTAGCTAAGACGATGGCCGCGACCGGATAGCGCGTCCGGGCGCGGCCGGAGACGAACTCGACGACCTCGCTCTCGTTGCGCGCCACCTCGCCCTGAGCCGCGATCGTCGTGGCCGGATTGCCGGTGTGCACGAGATCGACCGGCCGCGCCGGATTCGGGTAGGCGCGCACCGTGCCGCTGTGGTTGTCGGCCGAGATGTATTCGAGCGTGTCCGGCGAGCTGCTTGCCCCCGCCGAGGAGCGCTCGTTCGCCACGGTGACGCGGTTGAAGCCGCGTACGGGCGCGATGCGCTCCGACGACTCCAGCACCTCGCTGTCGAAGAACTGGTGTGCGACTGAAGCGGCGCCGTACTGCGGGACGGAAACCGGATGCCTTGGGCGACAGACCACCGAGCCGTCCGGCCTGCTCTCGATCAGCCCGCCGATCGCCTCGACAATCGCGCGCGCCGCCTTGAGCGGCGTCACGCCGTCGAATGTCAGTGCGGCGGCGGGAACTATCCACGCCGGCAACTGCCAGTCGACCGCGCCGATGAAGCCTTCGACCGCCGCCTCGGCGAGCGCCGGCGCCGTTGCCTCGAAAGTGACCCCTTGGGCAAAGGGCGAATCGAGCAGCGCCAGCGGGCTCGATGCCGTGATCTCGCAGGCACGCGCGCCAGGCGCGGCGCGGCTCAGCGTCTTGCCATCGACCACCAGGGCGAAGGTCTCGGCGCCGACGGTCAGCGTGACGGCGTCGCCGAGGGCGACCAGGGCGAACTCGGCCAACTCCAGAAGGTCGATCCGCGCGATCCATAGCGGGCTGTCCTCGTCGCATGACAGCGACACGTCGCCGACGCGGATCTGTCGGCCGGCATGGATGAGTTCCGTGACCGCCGCAACCGTGTACGTCGCCTGCTCGGGCAGTAGGGCATAGCCGGTCTTCGCCGACCGCCCGACAGGATCGAGCACACTTAGATCGTAGGCAGCCTGCAGGCTGGCCGCCGCGCCCTGGAATATCCCGTAGGGCGCGACCAGCACCTTGTCGATGCGCAGGCCGTACACGGCCTGGTGGCCGGCGGAAGTGGGCGCGTCGCCGTAGGGCACCTGGTGCGAGACAGCCAGCGGCGGCGGGAGCGCCCCGCCGAGCGCGCCGAGCCTGATGCGGAGCTCAAGAAGCATCTGCTATCAGACCGGCGTGAAGGCCGCTGGCGCGCGGAACGCCATATCCGCCGCCGCCGGATCATCCAGCGTGAACGTGATCCAGCCTGGCAGCGCGGTGGTGCTGAGGTGCGCGTAGGAATCCGTCGTCGCCAGCACGTCATCGAGCTCCCCGTAGAGCGCTGTCGCCATGCCGCTGGCCTGCTTCGGGTAAATCGGCGCCGCGAGCGCGCCAATTGTCGCCGACAGCTTCATCGAGCCGTTACCGTCCGCGCAAACCGGCGACCACCAGCCGAGGGCCGCCGCCACGGAGGCGCCGTCGGCGTTCTTCGCGTAGGCAGGCGCGAAAACGCCAGCATTGGTAAAGAGGCCATACCTTGACGCCATGCCGGCAGAGCTGTCCGCGGAGAGCCGGCGCGAGCGCGTGCCGACGACGACTTTGTGATAGGCCAGCATCTCAAGCTCTTCGACGGCGTTCCAGGCGTACTGCGTCGAGGCGATCCAGAACCACCCCTCGCGCCCGTCGGCCGCTGCGCGCAGCACCAGCGGCGAATCGATGTCGCCGACACCATCGTTGTATTGAATCGGCGTGTCGATGGCAATCTGCTGCGCCCCCGTCTTGATGCCCGCATCGTCCCACGCGAGGCCATAGAGCGCGTTCGCCACGATCTGATCCGTGCCGACCTGGTGGATCGTGAAGTGCGGCGTATCGTCATCCGTGTTCGCCGCCGGCGTGGTGCCTGCCGGCATGAACTCGATGCGCGTTGCGGTGTTGGTGATGACGTTGAAACCGGCATCGACGATCATCTGTTTGACAAGGCCGAAGAGCGCCGTGATATCCGTCAGCGTGCCGGCCGTGTAAGCCTTCGATATTCCGACGCGTGCCATTATGCGGACTCCCCGTGAATGGCCAGCGAGGCGTAGTCGCTGGCGAGGCTCGCCGCGCCGGCAGGGACCTCGCGGCGATACCACACCGGGACCGCCGCCGGCACAGTGGTGAATGAAACGGTGTCGCTGATCGCCCAGGTGCCGCCCCAGCCGGCAGACTTGATCGTGAAATAGGGTGTTCCGGTAGCCGGATTCAACGGGGCGTAGTCGGCGGCGACGCTGCCCGCTGCCAGTGCGCCGACCGTGTCGCCGGCGGCGGTGAAGGCCGTCGGGCTGGTGAAGGTGAGCGTCCAGATCTGCTGGATGGCGCCCTTGTTGTGCGCCACCACGTTGCCGGCGCCGCCCTCGTTGTAGGTGCCGGCCGCCGAGGTTTCGACCCATCCGGAGAACGATCCGACAACATCGGCCGGCTTGAGCACGCTGCTCACCAGGGTGTTGCCTGTGGCGTAACTGTTGGCCAGCGGCGAGCCGGTGAACGAGAGCGTGGCGTAGCTGCCGCCGTAGACCACGGCGGTCAGCGTCTTCCATTCCTCGCTGCCCGAGCCGCCCACGCTCGGCTTGTCGGAGATCCTCACCTCGTCGCCGACGCGGAAGGGCTGCAGCGTGGTGTAGGCAGCGAGGTTCTCGCACAGCACCTGGATGCTCTCGTCGTTGGCGCTCGCCGCGACATTCAGCGTGCCGACGCCGTAGCCGCGCGCCGTGACCTGGTCCTCGGTGTCTGTCTGTGTGCCGGCGTGGACAGTCACGAAATCCTGGCCGGGCGTCAGGGCGTCGAGGAACAGGCGGACGTTCTGCAGGGCGACGTCGACGGCGCTGGCGACGTGGATGAAGGCCTTGCGCCACTTGATGGCGCCGGCGGCGCGCTCGGTCGCGGAAACGTCCGGCAGCAGGTTGTTCTTCACGCCGGAGACGATCTGCGTCGCGGCCATGCGGCCGCCGTTCTGCGCCGGCGTGCTGTCGGATACCAGCGCCGCGCGGCGCCAGACGAGTTCGTTGTCGAGTATGGGCATGCGATCCTCTCAGACGGTGATGAGCCGGATAACGGCGAGGTAGCGGTCGCCCGGCTGCGGGTTATGGAAGGGAAACAGCGCCACCGCCTCGAAGGCCGGCGGTGTGTGGTGGCGGAACATCACCTGGTAGGCGATGGCGCGCAGCGTGAGCGTGTAGACGCCGCCGGGGCTGTCGGCGAGCAGGCGTAGCGCATCGACCTGCGTCTTGGTGAGCCAGCCGGAGTCCTCGCGCGATTCGAGGGTAATCTCGCGGCCCTTCTGCAGCGCCGCGTAGGTCACCACCAGCGAGCCGTCGAGGGCGCGGCGCGCCGACTGCGCCACCGCCTGGGCGGCGTGTTCGTCCGACCAGATCAGGCCGGCGGGGAGCGTGGTGGTGTCGAGTTGAATCACAGCAGCACCATTTGCGGGCTGAGGTTGGACTGGCCCTCCGCAACGTACATGGCCAGGCCGGCCAGCGCCGCCCCATACGCAAACCCATCAGGCCCCATAGGAGTTCCGTTGAGCCAATACAGCGCCTCTTCGGTGACAGCGGGATTCGCTGGAGCCCCAAAATCGAACTCGGAAACAGCGAAGCCGCGGCCGGCCATGAAACAGGGGGTGCCGGAGTAGCCGCCAGATATCTCAGCCTTCGCATACAGGGATCCGGTGTCGAGCTTGATCCTGGTCTCGACCCATGTGTGCAGCGCGCTTGTGAAGCGATCGATCAGATAGGCCGCCAGTTCGGCCGGGGAGCCGTTGCTCCAATCAATGAACGCAGTGGTCTGCGCCCCCGCATCTCTCGCCGATCCTGCTGCGGCGGTGATCACCCATCCATAACGCAGCCACGCGCCATATTTCGTGAGCTGCAGGCTGATCGGGTTGAGGCTCTCCACGCCGTCGACGTACCACTTGTATCCATACGGAACGACGTTCTTGTAGGTGCAACGCGTCCAGTCCAGGTTGTTATTCGACACCGACGCGGTAATTTGAATGTCGATTGCCAATTGTTTGCACCCGGCAACCGATGTCCGCGCCGGGGTGAAATTGAACACTTCCGCCGTGCCGGCGATATCGCTGCTTCCAAGGTTTGACCAAAAGCGAGCCCCTGCGGGGTTGTAATAGCCCCATGCTTGAGCTTTTGTGGTACTGGTCGCCTGCAGAGCGGAGGCATCCGACGTGATCGAAGTGATCGTCAGCCGGTCGGAATATGTGCCGTGCGCACACGCGAAACCGTGCTGCGAAAAGCCCCCGCCGTTCAGCGCGTCATACATCACGTCGGAGAGTTTGTAGCTCACATTGCCGGTGGTCAGCTCGCGCAAAGGCACAATGAACGCGATCTCATTGCTCTCGGAATTCGCCGCCAGATTCCTCGCCAACACGATCGTGACACCGCCAGCGGCATACCCGTTGCACTTGCTCAAATCTCCGAATGGCATCCTGGCGACGATACAGGCCGAGAAATTGAAGTCGTTGATGAGCTTCACCCTCAGGCGGATGCCAACACTATCGACGATGTCAATGCCAGTCACCCGGTAGCACGCCTTGTACTGCCTGATCGTGCGCACCTCCACCGTCTCCTCGAAATACGCCTGCGGCGAGAGGAAGGCGGCGGTGCGCGGGTCGATGGCGCCGAGCGGATTGATGGAGCGGGCGGTTTCTGTGCAAAGCTGGCTGGCGTACAGCGTCTGCACCGCGATGTTGGTCATGGCGAAATCGATCACGCCGGACTGGTGCAGCCAGGTGCCGTCCGGGTCGAAGAAGGCGGGGTCGCCGTCGTCCGGCGCGACGAAGTCGTCGTGGGTGGTTTCGCTCGCGTGGGCGCGGCCGAACACCGCATCCGGCCAAGTGACGTTCTGGCTGTTGAGCACGGTTTTCCACTCGGAGAGGTAAAACCAGCGCCCGCTCTGCTGGTGCGAATAGCGGTGCACCACGAGCCAGCGTGGGCCGCTGGCGCCGTAGAGGCCGGGGAAATCCGGGTACTCGAACCTGAGCCGGCTGGCGTCGAAGGCCTCGCTGCGCGCAACCAGCTCCGCGCCGGGCTCGGGGTCGCCGGCCAGTTCCCACTCGGAATACTGGGCGAACACGCGCGGGCTGCGGATGCGCCAGGTGCCGCCGGTGAACACCTGGTGGATGTGGTTGCGCCAGGCGGTGTCGGCATTCACCAGGTCGAAGACGATGGTGTTGGCGAAATTGCCGGTGCCGTTCTTCGCCGGCGGCAAGGCGCTGGTCTCGAATACGGTGTTTTCCGGGTGGTAGCTGCCGCCGATCGCCTTGACGCTGTGGATTACTTGATAGGGGATCGAACCGCAGCCGATCGGCGTCGAAAAGTCGACATTCACCTGCGCACGCAGGCCCTCCTGCGTTTTGCCGCCACTGGCTGGCGCGGCGGGCAGCTTCGTCGATACCGAGACGGACACGCCGGTTTGCGGCGCGGGGTGGGAAGCGAACTTGCTGGCCTCGCAGGCCGCCTGCGCATCCACCCGCGCCTGCTGCACGGCGGCGAAGATGCGGATCTCCTCCAGGCGCTGCGGCGTCCAGTATGGGAGCGGCGGGTCGATGGAGACCAGCCAGTCGTAGAGCGGCTTGTCGCACTTCGAGATGGTGTCCTCGAAGCTCGGCACCGGGCACTCGTAGAAGCGGATCGGCACTGCGGCCCTGGTCGTGGTCATGCGGCCCTCGACAGCTCGCGCAGGGAATCGACGAGATCGCGCGCCGTCTCGCGCGAGGTGCGCACGCGGTGGTCGCGGCCGCCGATGGCCAGATTGACGGTGATCTCGTCGCCGCCGCCCGGAGAGGCGGAAGAAGGCGCGGAGGCCGACGGCAGCACCAGACCGCCGGCGGCGAAGCGCGGCAGGCGCATGGCGTTCAGCGCGAAGAGCTTCTCCAGGCCCCAGTGGCGCACCGCCTCCTTGCGCAGGATGAATTCGCCGGCCTCCAGCATTGCCGGGATGCGATCGCCGCCGCCGTATCCCGGCAGCTTGCCGCCGGTTGCATAACCCTTGATGCCGACCGGCCCGCCGGCGGCGCGTTCCTCGACGGTGCGGTGAACGGTGGTGATCTCGATGGTCTTGTTCTGGAGGGTGTCCAGCTCGGAGCGAATGCGGGCAATGTTCGCCATCGCCGCGTCGATCTTGGCGTCGATTTCGACGTTGCGCTTCTTCTTCTCCAGGGCGTCGAGGTCGGCCGCCAGCTTGGCCAGCTCGACCTTGAGGGTGCCGACCTTCTGCGCCGCGCCTTCGGCCGCGCGTTCGTTGGCCTGGCCGGCGGCCGTCGCGGCGGCGGCGGCCACCTGGCCGGCCTGTTCGACGATGCCAATGGCCGCGCCAGTATCTTTGATCCCGGAAGCGATGCCTTCGGCCGCCTGGGCGAACTTCTCCGCGCCGGCGGCGGCCTTCTCGGCGGCGCCGGCATCGCCGCGCGATGCGGCGGCTTGCGCCTCGGCGAGCATGCGGTTGGCGGCGGCGATCTTCTCCTGCGCCTGGGCGGCGAGGTCGGCCTGCTGCTGCTCCTCGCTCATGTCCTTGCGGCGCAGCTCGCGCACGCGGTCTGCGGTGGAGAGCCGGATGTCGGCGGCGCGAGCGTAGGCGGACTCGGCGGCCTGCTTGTAGCGGTCGAGATCTGCGATCGCCTTTTGCAGCTCGGCTTGCTTCGCCTGCTGCAGGCGCTGCAGCTCGCGGATCTGCGCGTCGACGATCTCCTTGGCGGTCTGTTTCTCCTTTTCGGCGCGGAGCTTGGCCAGCGCCTCCTTCGCATTATCCAGCGCTTCGAACTTTGCGTAGACGGCCCTGACGTGGTCCTGCGCGGCGACCAGCGACCTATCGAGGTCGGCCTCGGGCGCCGCCAGCGCGGCCAGCTTAAGCGCGCGCAGCTTCTCGGCGAGTTCCGGCAACCCGGCCTGGTTGGCCTTGTCGATCGCTTTGGCGAACTCGATGTGCGTGTTCGAGACAATAGCGAGGCGCTTGCTGTAGGCGTCGAGTTCGTCGCCGCCAGCGACCTTTCTGTAGAAAAGGCTCATGAGGTCGGAGCCGATCGAGAGGCCAGCGCCGAGAAGCGCCAGCGCGGCGGTGATATACCGCAGCGGGCCGGCAGCGACTGCGGCAGCGAGCGCGCCGAGAGTCGTGATGTTCTTGCCGAGCATAACGACTCGCGCGCCAACCGCCAGCAAGCCGGTAGTCGCAAGCAAATTCGCGGCGGTCGTAACCGTATCCATGTTCTTCGCCAGGTAATCGAGTCCCGCAGCGATTTTCCCGGTGGCGTTGTGCGTTTTGTCCCACTCGCTCACCACCTGGGAGAAGGCGTTCTTCAGGCGCTGGCCGGCCTGCTCGACGGTGGGCGGCAATTGCGCCGCCTCTTCACGCAATTTGGCCAGCGCCTGCGGCAGCACGCGCGCCATCACGTCGGCCGTGATCTCGCCGTCGGATGCCATCTTGCGCAGGGCGCCGATCGGCACGCCCATGCCGTCGGCCAGCGCCTTCATGAGGCGCGGCGCGGCCTCGTTGACGGCGTTGAACTCCTCGCCGCGCAGGACGCCGGAACCGAAGGCCTGGGAGAGCTGCAGGATGGCGGAGGCCGACTCGGCCGCGCTGGCGCCGGAGACCTTCAGCGCCAGCGCGGTGACCTCGGTGATCTCGGCGGTCTCGCGCTGGCTGACGCCGAGCGGCTTCAGGGCGGTGGCGAGCCGGCCGTAGAGGGTGCCGACATCCCGCATGCCCTGGCCGGTGTCATCGGCGATGCGGCGCACGTCCTGCATGGCGACGCGGAAGCTCGCCGCGCCGTCGGTGGCGAGCTTGAGCCGGCCTTCGAGCTGCTTCATGGCGTCGGCCTGGGCGATCAACTGCTTCGCCAGGTCGATGCCCTTCCAGATGCCGACGTAGCCGAGGGCGAGGCCTTTCAGGCGTTCGAGATGGGCGCCGGTCGACTCGGTGCCCTCGCGCATCGAGCGGCTGGTCTTGCCGATCTCGCCGCGCGCCGCCTCCTGGGCGGCGGCGAAGTCGCGGCGGAACTGCTCGACGCCGGCCTTGGCCTTGCCGCCGAGCAGCTCGATGATTACGGAAACCTTGAGATCGGCCATGAGAGACGCTTACCTTTTCCTAGCCATCTTCTGCGCGGCCTGGAAGACCCGCCAGGGGTAGTCCCACACCATCGCATGGCCGCGCTCGATGAGGACGAGCGCGGCCTGTTCCAGGGCCTTCAGTCCGCGTTCTGCGGCGGGAGATCCTGCTCTGCTGCCAGCACCATCTCTCCCAGCCGCTCCAGCCGACTCCGCATCGAAAAAAAATCCCGGTTCACCGCCTTTACCGATTCGCGCAGCGCCGCCAGCTCGGAAGGCGCGGCCGCGGCGATCTCGTCGGCGGTGATGTCGGTCATGCGCAGGAGGTCGGCCAGCGTGACCTCTTCGAAGAGGGCCACGCTCACCACATCGCCATCGGATGCGCCGGCCGAGGCATCGGCCAGCCAGACGCGGATCTCGCCGACGGTGAGTTCCTTCACCGTTACATCGCGGCCGAAGGCGGGGATGGTTTTAACGACTTTCATCAGCTCGCCATCCGCGCCTTGAAGTATTGCGACAGGCCGGTGCCGGTGATCGTCTCGTCCTTGAGCACGTCGGCCTCGATCTCCAGGGTGGCGAAGTCGTCGCCGATCAGGCTCCAGCCCTTGGTGGCGCCCGGCTTGACGCGGAAGGCTTCCACCAGCATGGGCTTGCCGTTGGCCTCGTTGACGCCGTCGAAGACCAGGCGCACTTCCTCGCCGACGTTGGTCAGCGCCTCGACCTTGACGGCGGCGAGCGCGGTGTAGTCGACCTTGATGGTCGAGTCGTCGACGATGGTCGAGCCGGCGGGGATCTCCAGGCCGGCGCGGCGCACGATGTAATCGGTGCCGACCGTATAGGTGGTGGTGCCGGCGTTGTCCGTCACGACGTAGGCAATGGCGGTGTCCGGCGTCTTGTCGAAAACCACCAGGCCGCCGACCTGCACGTTGGCGTGCGCCTCGTCGGTCTGCGCGCCGCCGGCGACGACGGCGGAAGCGCCGCGCAGCGCTGTCGCCAGGTTCTCGGCCGAGAGCTTGTGCACCGAGAGGGCGAGCTTGACGCTCTTGATGCGCGTGACCGAATCGGCGACGCCGCCGCCGGGGTTCTCGTAGTCCATCAGCTCCTTTTTTTCCTCCTCGATGGCGAAGTCGAGCTTGGAGGTATTGCCGATCTTCAAGAGCGGATCGCCGGCCTTGGCGAGGTAAACGCTGCCTTTTCCGATGTAGCTTTGCGTGGTCATGTCAGTGGGCTCCTTGGTGAGTGGGAGTTCGGGCTATCGTGGCGCCAGACTACGCGCGCGCGCGGGCGGGGCGCAGGGGGATGCGGGTCGGGGGTCAGCCTTCATGCCCCGCCCCGTAGAAACAGTGGATCAGCTCGTGACCGAGAATCTGCAGCGCGCCCTCGTCGTTCCAGTCGACAGGCTCCGGCGAGCGAATGGTGCAGGCGTCGCGCCCGCCTTCCTTGAAGCGCGCGCAGGCCGCAGCGCCCCCGCAGCCGGCGGCGGAGCGAATCCATGTCACCTCGACGGTGCGGGCGCTGAATGTCTTGATGATGGGCGCGGGCGGCAACGAGGCGCAGCCGGTCAAGACCAGGCAGCAGAGGCAGGCAAGCGCGCGCACGGTTACGGCACGGCGGACAGGAGAAGGAAGCCGGTCGCACCGCTGGCGCTGGCGCTGTTGGTATGGCTCCACGCGGGGGCAACGCTGCCGCTGCCGGCCGTCACGGGGATCGTGTCGATCACGCTGCGATGATCGCGGCCGGAGACCACGGCGTAGCTCTGCCTGTTCTCTCTTGTCCCGAAAGTAATGCCGGAGGCACTCACGTTCTGCGCAGACTGCGTCGCGGTATCGGTGTTTTGCGCCGTGAAAACACAGAGAAGCTGGCCGGCCTGAAATGTCAGCGCATCCCCTCCTGTCACGGACCAGCTTGTGCCGCGCGTGTCGTCGCTCCCCGCGCTCCACTGATGCCCGACCGAAAATCCCGCAGTCACTTCAAAACGCGCTATGACGCTGCTGTATGTCCCGCTATTGGCGTAGTTGCAGGTGATGGTTCCGGACTCACTTCCGGTGACGGTGTCTTTCCGGAATACAAGAACTCCGCGCGGCCCCAAGTCATTTGTTCCATAAGAGCCGCCGCCGCCAATAAACGAACCGACTTTTGTCCACCCGCTTGGAGGGGAGGGCTCCGCATTTCCTATATTCGCAAATACCTGGAAACAGAAAAGCTCCGACGCGGATGTGATACCGGAGGGGTAGCTCGGCGTCGTTGTGGTGGTCGATTCAGACGGAGTGCCGAGAGCGCCAAAACTGACACTGCCGGCAATCGCGGCAACGGCCGACGCAAGAATGCCGAAGCGCATCATGCCGCGAGGTCTCCGACGATCAACCACTCGTCGGTGGCGATCTTGATTGCCGTCGCACCGCTGTACTGCGCGCGGAGTTTTGTTCCCGGTGTGGCGCGCAACGTCACGCCCGATCCGGGCGCAAACGTCACCTGTCCTGCGCCAAGCTGCGCGAAGTCAACCGACTTCCCGACCGAAATCCCCACGCCGCTGTTCGGCGGGATCGTGACGGTAATCGCGGCGGCGTTGTTCAGTGTGACCAGGGTGCGCGGCACGGCATCGCTCGCGGCGACGGTGTAGGTAGTGCCCGTCTGCACGTTGATTGGCTGGTTTTCAGCCAATCCTGCGAGGTGCTCGACGACGGAAAGCTGCTTGCGTGACACAGCTTTACGCCATCACCACGACGCGATAGGCGTTGCTCGCCGGCGCCGCCGCGAAATTCAGGCGGGCAGTGTTCGTGTTCGGCAGGCTCACGTCGCAATTGACCTGCTCGTAGTTGCCGCTATTCTGGTAGACCTGCACGATCACGTCGCGGGTATTGAAGTTGTGCGTCACATCGATCTGCGTGGCGCTGCCGTCGCCGATGGTGCCCTGCGCGCGCCTGGTGCGGCCGCTCCAGGTCGCCAGCTTGAGCGGGGTGACGATGCGGGCGTCGTCCGTGCCGGCGTCCGTCTCGGCCTGCGTGGCCAGCTCGGCGATGCCGGCGGAAGTTTCCGAGGCCGCGCCAGCGCCCGTGCCGAACGGCGTCCACGCCACGGCGCCGCTATCGAGCGTGAAGTTCACCGAGGTCTGGCGCCAGGAGGTGCCGGCGCTGGTGCCTTCCTCGACTACCGTGACGGCGGCCTCCAGTTCGGCGGCCGTCGAGCAGTCGGGCGCGCGCGTCATCGGCACGGCATCGCCGTTCCAGACGTAGATGCCGTTCTCGCTGGTGGTGGTCTGCGCCTTCACCAGCACGCGGTCGCCGCTCGCCATCGTGATGGCGTCGATGGCGGCGCCGGGGCTGGCCAGCGTGACGTTCACCTGCGATGCGACGCGGCAGGAGTCCTTCCACGCCACGCCCTCGATGGCGCTGTTGAGGTCGGCCAGGCGCACCGGCTCGTCGGACGCCACCGGCGTCGGCAGGTTGCGGATGCGCGCTACGCTGTTGAAATCCAGATCCGAAAGCTGCTTGCGGCTCATGGTGATGCTCCTCTCAGGTCAGCCGGGCGAAGCCGGCGGTCGGGGTGACGAAATAGATGCGAAGCTGATTCACGCTCATGTGCAGGACGGCGGCGTCCAGCTCGTTGCCGCCGGTGTCGATGACGGCCACGGCCGGCCGCACGCCGAGGTTGTGGTTGACGATCCACTCCGCCTCGGCGGAAGGCTGCGAGTGCACGAAGCCGGCGCCGGGGCTGCCGGGGATGCCGGGCGGGCCCTGGAAGCCGACGGAGATCTCGACCGGCTCGGGCGGCTCGACCGTGACGGTTTCGACTTCCACTTCATGAATGACGAGCACCTCATGCGTCATGCGCCCTGTCCTCGGTGACGATCAGGACGTTCTGCTCGTAGGTTTTACGGCTGCCTGAAGCGTAAGTGAGCTCGTAATCGAACTTGTAGCTGCCCGGCGCGACCGCGGTGACCTCCTTCGGCATGACCATGACGGCGGTGCCGGCGACGCCGCCGAGCACGATGCGGGTGTTGTCGGTCGAGGCTTCCATGACCAGGTTGCCGTCGGCGTCGCGCACATGCAGGCGCGCCGAGGCGCCGGTGAGGTCGATCGGGGTACCGTCGGGAGCCTTATGCGTCCATTCGCGATCCCATGTATCGCCGGCAACGATTTTCACTTGTTTAACGGCCATCAATCCTCCTCGACGCCGGTGAATGCGGCGCGCGTGGTCACGGCCACCGGCAGCAGATACAGGCCGCGCTCGCGGTCCCACAGCGGGCCGCCGGGATCGGCGGCCTTGCAGGGGGTGCAACCTGTCGCGGGCCGCCAGCCGACCAGCCCCTGGAGCAGCGTGGCGGCGATGGCCAGGGCGGATTGGCGCACGGCACGCACGCCGTCGCGCTGGCGGGCTGTGGAGACGGCGACGGCGACGATCCAGCGCGATTCGAGCAGGCCGTCGGCGCCGGCGCCGTCGGCGACCTTGTAGCCGTCGTAGGCGACGGCGAGCGCCGGCGTGGCGGGCTTGTCCTTGGCTTCCATGAGGTCGCCCAGGGAGACGATGCGATCGCCGACCTCGGGCACCAGCGTCTTGACGCGCTCGACCAGGGCGGCTTCGACCACGTCAAACATGCCCTCTCCCCCAACCCCTCTCCCGCAAGCGGGAGAGGGGGGCGTCGCGGCGGCACAGGGTATCCATCAGTAGCTTTCGAAATCCGCGTTGCGGTCGCGGGTGCGCACGGCGCTGCCGCCGAGGCCCGTGGCGGGGCTGCCGGCCGGCGGCAGGGGCAGGGCCATGAGGCCGTCGCCGATGGCCTTGAGCTGCTTCATGGCGGCGTCGTAGCGGCCCTGCACCACCTCCGGCATGGCCGAGGTGTAGAGGGCGTGGCGGGCGAGGTCGCGGGCGATGCCGGCGAGCAGCGGCGGCACGCTGGGCAGCGGCAGGGCGTAGCGGCCCGCCAGGTAGCCGTCGATGACGGCGCCGGCGCGATCCAGCGCGCCCTGGGCGACGGCCTGGTCGATGACGCCGATGGGTGGCTCGAAACGATCGGTGAGCTCGATCACCTCGCGCTCACCGAATTCCGCCACCAGGTCGGCGACCGTGGCGTAGGCCATGCCTTACTCGGCGGCGCCGGAGGCGATGAGCGGCTCGGCCTGGGCGACGGTCATGACGATCTCCTCGCTCTCCGCGTAGTCCACGCCGTTGTGGCGGATCGGCGTCTTCGCCCTGACCGTGACCTCGTCGGTTTTCTTCGCCCTGGGCTTCTCTTCCTTGCTTTCCTTGCCTGCCATGATGGCCTCCTGTTCGATCGTAAAAAGCGGGCCGGCGTGTCGTTACCGATGCCGGCCCGAAACCCCTCTGGAGATGCGTCGACCGTTTAGGCGACCGCGGCCGAGATCAGGTAGCCGGCGTTGATCGCGGCGGCGACCGGCTGCAGCTCGTCGGTGACCGGGTAGATCCAGCTCTTGGCGTTGCGGTCCTGGTAGGGCTGCTCGACGATCGGGAAGCCGCGCAGGCGGTAGGTGTAGCCGTAGCTGGGCAGACCGGCGTCCTGCAGGCTGCCGAGTTCGGTGTAGGCGACCACCACGTACTTGCCCCAGACATCCAGGACCGCGCCGGCGGCGTCCTCGTAGATCGCATCACCGACCACCACGCGCTTGACATCCCACAGCGTGGCGAGCATGTCGAGCGTGACGGAATCGCGGCCGGTGTACTTGATGCGGTCGATGATGGCCGGGTGGGTTTTCAGCGACGCCCACACCTTCGGGCCGAGCACCACGGTATTGGGCCGCTTGCCGACGGCCGCGCGCACCGCCTCGATGGCGGTCTGGATGTCCTTCGACGGATTGGAGACGCCGGAGGTCTGGTCGGACCACTGGCTGGTGCCGGCGAGCGTGGTCTTGTTGGCGGCCTGGTAGCTGGCGGCCGTAGTGGCGAGCGCGGCAGCGGCGACCTCGTTGGCGAGCTGGATGATGTTCTGCGTCTTCATCACCGCGACGCGGCCCATATCGATGCCCGGCACGGCGCTGGCTTCCTGCATGTGCTCGAAGGGCACCTGGCCTTCGAGACTGAACTGCGCCAGGGAGAAGGGGGTGCCGCTGTAGCCGAACTGCACGCGCTTGGTGGCGGCGCCCGGCGCGCGCGCGGTGTTGTAGAGGCGGAAGTCCTCGCGATTGAACTGGATGATCTTGCCGCCGCGCTGATCGACCGGCACCACCGGGAAGAGCACGGGAAAGATCAGCTCGCTGTTCTGATAGCCCTGGGCGACAGTGGAGAGGATCGGGTCGATGACGCGCGCCTGGGCGTTGGACATCTGCGTCATGCCGATGGCGCCCAGGAGCAGGTGCTCGGGGCCCAGGGTGTCAAGAGGGCCGACGTAGCCGAGGGCGGAAGCGATGACCAGCGCAAACGCGGCGAGGGTCATGAAGAGGTGCTGGCGGGACAGTTTCATTGAAGTCTCCTGGTGGCGAAGGGGGTTGTGTCTGGCGCGAAGGGGCTGGCGCTTAGGCGACGTTGGGGATGAGCAGCACCTCGATCAACTGGCCCGCAGCGCCGGCCGCCTCCAGGGCGAGGCCGACCTTGGCGCCGGCGGATGCCCAGGTGATGGCGCGGCCGGAGGCGTCGGACTTCACCGTGGCGCCGGCGGCGACTGCCGCGCCGGCCTCGACGATGGCGGTGCCGAGGACATCGACGGTGATCTTGTCGGCGGCGACGGCGGCCTGGCGGCAGACGCCGAGCGTGTTGGCGTCGGCGCCGGCCTGGGCGGCGGCGGGGGTGACGAAGCGGTTGGCGGCGATGGCGCCGGCCGCGACGGCGGTCAGGGACAGGACGGGGATGGACTGCTGCATGAGCGGCTCCTTAGCTGTTGAGGGAGACAGCCTTGACGGCCGTCAGGTAGTCGGTCTTGTGCTGCGCCTGGTGCGCCAGCGCCTTGCGGTGCGTCGCGGCCGAGGCGCCGTCGACGGAGTAGCCCACCGGCGCGGCGAATTCGGCCGTGGCGGCAGTGCCGGCGCCGGCGCGCGCCTTGGTGGCGGCCTCGGCGAACTCGACCTGCACGGGCAGCGCGGCGAGGAGTTCCTTGAAGGCCTCGGCGATCGGTTTCTTCGCGTCGCCCTCGCCGAACTCGACCGGCGCGTCGGCGAGCGCATCGAGCGCGGCGACGGCCACGCCCTGCTGGGCAGGAGTGAGGCGGCCGGCGGCGACCTGCGTCTCGGCGAACGAGGCGTGGGCGGCGTGGCGGGCGGTGGCGGCGGCCGCTCGCTTTTCACTTTCGGTGCGGGCGGCGCCATCGGCGAGTTGCTGCTTGAGCTGGGCGTTCTCGGCCTCCAGCGCGGCCTTCTGTTCAGGGGTCACTGCGGCCTCCTTGGTGAGGGGTGGTTCGGAAAAAGCGGAAATCGGCGCGGCGTCGGCGCGGGCGGCGTCTTCGAGCGTGCCGATGGAGTAGTCGGGGATGACGGTGTCGGCCTTCTCCAGGCCGAACTGCGCGATGAGGAAGTCGCGCATGCGCCGCCACAGGCCGGCGTTCTGCTGCGCGGCCCAGTCGGCGAACTCGACGACGCCCTCCTCGTCGGCGGCGAACTCGGGCGAGCGCAGGCCCTTCACGGCCGGCGGCACGGCGCCGAGGAAGCCGATATGGCGCAGGTACCACACGCCGGGCACCGGGTTCTGTGGCGAAGTCGGCGAAAAGAAGCTGGCGGAAACCTTCTTGAAGCGGCCGGCGGCGACCATTTCGCCGAAGGCCGGCTCGACCTGGTGCGGGGACGCCTCCAGGGCGCCAGCGAAGGCAAGCGACTTCGCCCAGCCGTAGGCCGGGGCATCGAGCTTCGGGTGGCCGACGACGATGGGCGCCTCGTGTTTCGAGGGGTCGTAGGCGGCTGCGCAGGCGGCGAGATCGGCCTCGGTGAAGTCGAGCACGTCGCCGCTCATGGCGACGTGCCGGCCGGGCCGGAAAATCTGGATCGGTTTCGGATCGTTCATGCCCGGCATGCTGCCGGGCGCGCGCGACCCGCGTCAGGGGGACGTGGGTCGGGGGTCTAGCGGAGAGCGGACTTGCCGAGGTTTTCTGGCAGCAGCAGGGCGCCACGCGGCACGAACGCCGCCGCTGATGTAGCCCGCTCGGCAACGCGATTCATGGCGGCATTGTAATCGCTTGCCGCCTGGTCGAGCGCGGCACGCGCCGCCTTGGCCTCGGTAACCAGGTTGTCGGCAATCCCGGTCTGGATCGAGGCGGCGCCGGAGGCGCCGAGCGCGGAGACGTAGGCGGCGTCCCCGCCACGGCCGGCCGCGATCCTGTCGCGCTCAACCTCCATGACGCCGACGGAACGCTTCGCGGCGTCGGCCATACGGTTGGCGCCCGCAATGGCCGCGTTAAAAACCGCGCGGCGCCGCAGCATGTTTTGAACCTCGCGCAACGCGGTCTCGGCGGCATCGAGGTAGCCGGAGACGGCGGCCATGCGTGCTTCGTTGCGCGCCGGCTTCGCCATCCTGATTTGCAGCCTGAGCTTGCCGACCTCGGCGGCATGCCCGGCCGCCTTGGCGATCAGGTCGCCCTGCGTGATGCCCTTGTCGTCGGAGAAGTAGCCAATCGCATCGAACAGGCGCTCCGTTGCTTCGCGGGCGACCTTTTCGGCCAGCTTCGCCTCGGCGCGGTCCTCGATGTACCAGTTGCCGGCAAAAAGCAGTCCGGCCACGGCAAGGGCCGCGGGGATGAACCATTTCAGACGATCGAGCCAAGCGTTCACGGGCGGGACATTACACGCCCGACGGCGACTTGACAACGCCATGATGTCCGCGCAGAATCGTCGACACTAAATCTCAGCGGAAGCCGCACCCGTCAGACACGCGGCGTCTGCCGCCCCATTTAGGGGCGTTTTGCTTTTAAGGCGGGCCGAGAGCCGGGAATACAACACCCTTCGGGGAAACAACGGCCGGGCTCCTGAGAGCCCAGTTGAGGCCCGCCACCCACTACAAACTTAATCTCAGGAGATAACATGGCTACGAATCAAAACCTCGCAACACCCGCAGCACAAGCCACGGAGAAGCCCTCGGCCGTGGAAATCCTCAACCTGCTCTCCCTGGCGCTCTCCAAGGACGTCCCATCGAGCGACCATCAAGTTCTCATCCACGCCCACGTGGCCCTGGATCAGGCCTGGCACCGCGGCTACAAGCGCGGTCGCGAAGAGGGTTATCAAGCGGGTCTGATTGCGGCCGGGCAGGCCGAGACGGTCGCCGCGCTGGTGATCGAGGGGATGTGCCGGCGCGAAGGGGGGCGGTGATGAAGCCCACCACCGTCATCCGGATGCTTTCCGGCATCATCGCCCTTCTGCACGCGGCCGTGCTGGCCGCCCCGGCCCCACGGGCGACAGCGGCCGCACTAAGGGCGCTGGCCGCCGAGGCGCAGCGCGTCGCGGCGAAACTTGAAAGAATCGCCGGAGGTGCGATATGAGCGCAACCGTCATCCCCTTCCCCGCAAAGCCTGACGTGGCCGAAGACGATCCGCGCCTTGCCCGCGTGCGCGAACTCCTCGCAGAGGCGAAACCGGCCGTCGAGCCGGAAATGCTCAAGATATTGCGCCGCATCGACCGCCGCCTGGCGCGGCTCGGCACATTTGAAATCGGAGATCAACATGGAAAATGACGAGAGCAGCAAGACGCGGCTGACGCCGCGCGAGAGGGCGGCGACCCGCCCCAAGTCGGCGCAGCTTGCCATCGCCGCGTATTGCTATCACGTGTGCATGGGCGAAGAAGCGCAGAATTCACACACAACCAAGCTCATGATCAAGGAGTGTGCGAAGACAGATTGCCCGCTTTGGCCGCACAGGGGGTGGCGAAAAATAACCGGCGGGAATGTCGGTAAAAAGCATTGGAAGCACAAGCAGCCGGATAGCCCATTAGCGCAAGGCCCAATACCCGGCGTTAAAAAGCCGTAAAAAACACCGTGGCGCGGCTGTAGCGCCCCAAGGTATAGCACGGTAGCACAAGGCTATCAAAACCCGCCCAGGAGGCCTGTAATGCGGCCGGAGCCAAAAGCTCCGGCCGCTTGTTTTTTACCCCCCGGCCAGGAAACCGGCCACGGTTTCGAGGATGTCGGCCTTGTCCTCGGCCGAAACACCAAGGAAGGGCCGGGCGGGGATGGCGCCCCAAGGGGCCTTGCCGAACTGGCGGGCGGCGGCGCCGAACTGCTGCACGGCGGCCTGGATGCGGTTGGAGCCGATCTGCACGGCGTTGCCGCCGGCCTGGTAGACGATCTGATTGCCGAGCAGGCGGGTGGCGCCGACGAGGGGCTTCTTGGCGCCGGCGAGCGTGGCGCCTTTCTTGCTGAGGCCGCCGCCTTTTTTGCGCGTGCCGGATCTGGCAGCGAGATACCGCGCGATGGTCACCGGGCTGTTCGGCGCCCAGGCGCTGCCGTCTGGCGCCCGGCTCGTTTCGAACCGCCGCCGGGTGCTCTCGGCCAGGCTCTCGCCGATGGCCTTGAGCGCGGGGCTCGGGCTGCCGGCGCGTCGGAGCAGGCGGGCGAGCGCCGCCTGCAGCTCGGCGTCGTCGATGCGGATCGAGAGCGGCTCCGTCACTTGAGCACCTGTGCGGCGTAGGCGGCGAGCGCGGCGCGGATCTTCGGCGTGAGGCGCACGAGCTTCTCGCGCACGAGATCCGCCAGGCTGCGGTCGGCGCGGTCGCCGGGCATGTAGTCGAAACCCTTGTCGATGCCGGCCGGCAGGCCGGTTTTCGGGTCTTCGCCATCGTCGGGGGCCTCCTCGACGATGCGGGCGCCGAGACGCTCGGCCTGGGCGCGGCTGACGGCGATGACGCGGCATTGGCAACCCCAGCCGTTGGGCGGGTAGTGCTGCCGGAACCATTCGTGGTCGGCGGGCAGCGTGAGCCGGTTCCAGGAGACGTGCAGCGGGCGCGGGTGCAGGACGGAATCCGAGTGCTTGTACATCCAGTAGGGGCGCAGGCGCCGGAGATCCGGGTCGCGCAACTGCTTGAGCCGGCCGGCGGCATAGGACGTGGCGAGGTTGGTCATGTAGATGGTGCGCGTGCGCCAGGCGCGGCCGGCGTCGGTGTCTTCGCCGGTCCAGCCGTGCCAGCCGTGGCGTTCGACGATCTCGTCGAAGTCTTCACGGAAGCGCTCCAGGGTGGTGCCGTCGGCGATGGCGCGATCGACGGCGTCTTTCAGATCCTGCAGGAGATCCGCCTTCTGGGCGCCGGCGACGATGAAGGCGCGGTCGTGGGCAGACCGCTGAATGTCGTCCCAGCGCCCGCTGGGCAGGTTGTGTTTCCTGCGGAAGAAGTCGACCTGCTCCCGGAAAGGCAGGCGCGCGCTGGTGACGGCCTGGCCGTCCGGCGTGAGGTCAAGCGCCACGGATGGCCTGCCTTACCCGCGCCGGCGGGTGGCCGAAATGGAAGCCGTTGCAGAAGGCGCAGCGGTAGGGCGTGAGCCAGTCGAGCACGCCGCGCCGGCGCAGCGCGAGGATGCCTCGCCGCGCGGCCGCTTCCGTGTCGTAGCGCTGCTTGCCCTTGCAGGCCTTGCGGCGGATGGCGCGCCTGGAGGCCATCTCACGCGGCCGATTCGTCCGCAGCCGACTCATCCCTTACATCGCTCACGCCGGCCAACTCGGCGGCGGCAAAGGCGATCTGCATGACGCGGGTGAGTTCGGCGGTGTCGAGGTCGGAGAAGGCGGCCTGGATGGCGTCGGCCAGTTCGCGCAGGCTTTTGGCCTCATGCACCATGCCGCGCACCTGGTCGAGCATCGCGTTCCAGGCGGGCGCGGCATGGTGCATG